AGCGTCTAATAATTGACGGAGAGCCGCCGTTGCCGTACGACTCAATCCGCCAATCATGTGAATGAGTCCAAAGCCATAAAATCCAAGTCCTGGCAGAAATTTGAAGTGGACAAAATATTGGATCTTACTTTTCTTTAGATCATTGGGCGCATAGTTCCTTCTGATAGAAAGAACTTTCCTACTACCTTCTTCGACTGTTACGATGTAAGGTAATTTTATTCCTGTTGGCTCACCATCTGCTCCAACATCTTCGAAACCTTCTAAGTCTAAATTTACATGACACTCCAACAAATTATACATTGGTTCGTTCTTACCTGTTTTCTTTGTGCCATCTAATTCACGTTCTTTTTTCTCAATCTCTCCATTTGTAACATCTGTGCCTGGAGGACCTAACTCGACATCAGTGTAGAAACCACTGACTTGTTGTTTTCGTAATTCGTTCTCTGACATTTTTACTCTGTGAATAATCGCCTCCGCATCATCTAATGAGGTAGCTGTATACGGAACGATTAATTCATCTGCTGGTACAAACTTTGATACGACTCTACCCATCGGCACATCGTAATATACTTTTTTAAAAGTTGATCCAGCTAATGGTAAATGAAATAACATAGAATCAAATTCTGATTCATACTCTTTCATTTGATCCATTATCAAATAGTTCATGTAATCTTTTACACGCTCAGACTGTTGCTCTGTTGCAGGATTTTTAACACCTATAATCTGTGTTCTAACAGGACCGTCTGCAGGTAATAATTCTTTGTAAGCTTGTGCTTGGAATTGTGTTACTGCTTCAGCTAACACTGGGTGTGTTGCACCACTAGCTCCTTGAAAAGGCTCAGTTCTATTTTCGTATTTAAATCCTAATAAATCTAACCCAGTTGTATATGCTTGCTCCCAATCTTTTCTAGAAGCTTTGTAATCCATATAATTTTGAACCATTTCATTTCCAATTGGCTCTAAATTTTCTTCTGGTAAAATATCTGCTAAGTTATCAAAATGATTTTCTGTGCCCGGTATGTTTATAGCTCCCGGTTCAAAGTCGATTGTTGCACCACCATCTTCTTCTGGTGTTACTTCAACGGGTCCTTTTTGTTCTTCTGGTTCCTGAACAGCGATTTCCTCTGCTATCTCTTCTTCTGAAGGGATATCAATTTTAGTTCTAGTGTTCGGGAGTCCTTTGTCTATTTCTGCCATTTAATACTCCTATATATTCTTACCACGTTTCATTAGATAAGACAAGCCTTGCGGATTAGGTCCTGAATCTGGTGGTGGGCCTGAGTCTACACCTGCTTGTTTTGCGATTCCTCCACCTGCTGCTGAGAAGCCTCTTAACCCGCTTCCTATCATAGATAGATCAAGATCAAATGGATTAGCAACATTTGTCTGACCAGTTATTTCTCTTTCCATATCACCAATTATATTTTGTGGTTTTTCAACTACACCTTTATTTAATGGCTCACCCATTGTACCTGATGTTCCATAAATTTGTTCAGGACTTGTCGCTGCTGCAAGTTCTGCCAAAGACATATTTTTTACATCTTGTTGCTGTTGTATGTAATAATCATCAGGAATATCGTACCCTTGAGCTTGTGCAGTTTTTGCTGCTTGTATCATTTCTGCTTCTGATGCAAGTAATAAATCTCTAGGCAATAGATTAGCCATTCTTTTATTTAATTGTTCTTGTGTTACTTCAGGTGCTCCTAATGTTTCTATGTCACTATCTTGACCAGTATCTCTAAACTTAGATTTTATTTTTGTTAAAAGAGATTTTGATTTTCTTATATCATCAACTTCATCTTGCATTCTATTCGCATATATTAGTTCTGCGTCCGTCATTTTAAAATTTGCATTTAAATTATCTGTTGCTTGTTTAATTTGATTATCAAGATTTTTAACATCTTGATTTAAATCACCAACGTAATCAAACTCACCACCTCCAGATAAATTTTCTAAATTAGCTCTTGTGTCTTCTAGACTCTGTATCTTTGCAAGTTGATTTTTGTAATCAATAGATCTACCAATGATGGCTGCAGTTTCAGGGTTCATTAATCTTGTAGCTTCCATCATCTCAGCTAGTTTAGTTTGATCACCTGGTAATAAATATTCTGATGCTCGTAACAAAGCCTCAACAGGTTTATCACCCATCGTTAATCTGATCGTAGCGTCAGCTGCAACGTACATCGCTTCAGGTATGATACCAAACTTCATGACATTTCTTCCTAGATTTTTTGCTCTGTTTGCAAAGGCTGCAAAGTTTTTAAGTTGTGCTGGGGTTGCGTTCTTCATTCCAGAGTTGATTATTTGTGCACCTCTTGTTGGACAAATATCTGTTCCGTCTTGATACCCTACTCTTCCACCACTGGCTTTAAAAACTTTATTAGGACAACCTATTAAGGCTAGGGCTTTTCTAATCTCTTTTTCATTTGCTGAAAAAGTTTTAGTTAAACCTTCTTTTTTAAAAGCATCTTTAGTTGCAGAAAATAAATTTGATTTCCCAATAATTTGTCCTTCAAATACTGATGTTACGTTACCAATATTTTTTACATCTTTTTTATATAATTCAATTATTCTATTTCTTTGAACATCGTTTTGAGCTGAATTTAAACTAGCTCTAAAAGATTTGTCTAATCTTTCTAATCTGTCATTGGCATCTTTATGAACGACTTCAGCCTTCCACCAATTATTTTTTACTCCTTCAGGATGGTTTACAGCAAAGTTACTTTTACCATAAGGATATCTTTTTTTAAAAAAATTATTTATTTCTTCAACTTCTACTCCTTTAGGAAATTTACCTGTTTTTTCAAAAAACTCTTTTTCTATTTTTTTATTTGATAAAACTTTTCCTAAAGAAACAGTATTGCCTCTATATTTTATTTTAACAGCATTTAAATCTTTTTTATTTTTCCATGGTTTTAAAGCATTGTCATAAGTTCCAGGACCTTCTAAATTATCTAAATAATTTTTAAGATCGTTGTAACCAAACTCTGTGCCTGTTTGAGTGTCAATAACTCTCATTTTTTTCCAATCGCCATTCTTAATCCAATCTCTTTTTCCATCTTTTAACGGAGGTAGTTTAGAAACTATTTTCCACCTGCCGTCTCCATCTTTAGCTGATCTATAAACTTGAGCCCATAAATTATCATTTGGATTAGCACCTGGTGGAAAATTTCCTAACTCTTGTGCTCTTTTTAAATTAAGTTTTGTAGCTCTTTTTCCTTCTCCTTTTTTATATTCTGGACTTTGTCTTTTTTCATAATTAGTTGCAATTTCTCTTAATTTTTCTAAAGGTATAATACCTTCTTTGTATAATTTTATTTTAGATGCACCACCCTCTGTCTTTTTAACTATTTCAAATATTTCATCCTCAGATCTTGCTCTACCCACTAGCTCTAAATCAAGTTCATCTATTTTTCTTAAAGTAGATTGATTAGTCCAGTCTTTTCCAGAAATTGTAGTGAAACCTTTGTCATTTAAAACTTTAGAAAATTCAACAGAACTCATGTTTTCATATTTTTTTAAATTTTTTAATTTAACAAAGTCTTCATCTGTTATTCTCTTAGGAAATAATTTTTTAATTACTTGGTCTCTTTTCTTTTTTAACGCTGGTAAATTTTCTTCTCCTATTACTTGACCATATTTTTTCTTACCTACTTTTATAAAATATCTAAATTTTCCAGGTCCAATTTTTTCTTTAAAAATATTTTCCATGCCCTCACCAAGTTTGCTTTTACCCATTTTAGACTTAGCATACCCAGGTCTAGATCCATCAGCACTTGGTTGCACTAACATACCACCACCGGCCATGTCCTTACGACCTAGCTGATCGGGTCTTGGATTGTCTCTCATGAATCTGTTGAACATATTTTTTTGTTCAACGAAAGCTGGTAGGTCTGGTTGTTTAATGTCTTTCGTTCCTAGCTTTAAATATTTTTTGAGTATAGAGTTTTGACTTGTTAGTTGTTTATATACCTGACTTAGTTTGTATGGGTTCATTATTCCCCTAACATTCTAGCAATACCACCACTTGCTTTTTTAATTGATGGTGCATCACCTTGTGCTTCTTCTATAATTTCTTTTTGTACTATTGCGTCCATATCAGTGGCATCTGCTGGTGTGCCATCTGGATCAAACTCTACTTTATATTCTTCATACTCATCTGCACTTCGATAACCTATACCAGTTTCAACATCAACATCAGCATCACCTTTTTTATATTCTAGTACAGTTCTGTCTTCTATAGTGTCAAAAGATTTGTCACCATAACTTCCAATTCCAGTTTTATCTTTTGTAATTTGCATATTTCCAGTTGAAAGATCTTCAATTAATTCATATTCGTCACCATTCTTACCTGTGTATCTGGTAATCTCCACTCTTTCTTGATACGTAACTTTGTCTGGCTTACCAAGTTTTTTAATTTTTTCTGCAAGTTCAAAAAAATATGGTGGTGGTACAGAACTCGTTGAAGAAGTTACTGGAACTTTTTCTATGACTTTAGGCACAGCTGTATCTGAGAATCTTAATATACCAGATTTAGCAGCGGCTGCTGTGCCAGCTCCTAATCCTAACATTTTTAAAAATGCTCTTCTAGCTTTGTCAAAGCTACCAACCTTATAGCCTATACGTCCACCTGTTGCAGACTTTAGTCTATCTTTTGCCATAATTTGATTTAGTCTTAATATGTAGTCGTCATACTCTTTGTCACCTGGTCCAGGAAACTTAACCGGTGGATTTTTTTCTAAAAATTTTTTAAATTCTTTTTGTTCATTTAATATTTTTTGTAAAGTTCTTCTGCTTTCTGCCTCTGGTGAATTACCAACTATAGTTTTCATAAAGTTTCTTCTCTCTAAAAATTTTTTTAATGAACCACTTTTTAAACCAATACGTCCACCCTCTGCTTTTTTATCCATGTAAATGTTTTCGTGTAAACTTAATAACATCTTTTCTAAAAACTCCGGATTGTCTTTGTATCTCTCCTTGTACTCTTGAGATATCTCTTTGTACATTTCATCTTTATTTTTTTGTCTCTCTTCTTCGTTCATAGACTTTAATTTTTTCTTAACTTGTTGAGTTATGAAAGCACCAGTTGCTGCAGGTAAACCAGCTTCTGCGATTGGTAGATCCATAAACTTACCTGTTTCATTTGCTCTTAATGTTTTTTCCTTAATATTTTTCATGTAATTTTTTCCAAACTGTAACGGACTTGTTTTACTTGCCTTAGTTAAAAGTTCAATCAAAGGACCAATACCAAACTTATATCCTGCACGACCACCAATCGCATGTTTTGTTCTATCTCTACCAATAATCATTTGTAATTTTTTTTCTAAATCTTCCATGTCTTTTTTTTGAGTAGCCTCATCTAATTCAAGTGATTTTTTTAAATCAGCAACATCAATTTCTTTTCCACCTACTCCATAAATCTTATCGCCTTTAAGTTTATTTTTTTTACCTTTTAATAATTCTAAAAATTTTTTACCCAATCCAGTCTTAAACCCTGCACGTCCACCTGTTGCCATGTCTTCTGGTGGAGTTTTTTTCTTAGACAGACCTGTGAACGCTTGATCATATAATTTTAATCTTTCTTTTGTTGGCATGTCATCGTAAGATAACCCCATACGTTCTGCTAAATTTTCTGCAACAAGTTCTGCATCTACTTTTTTGTCGCCAGAAAATCCTGGTGAGGCATCATCAATTGCTTCATCCAACATTCTTCTTTGTTTCATTGCAGCAATATTCTTTTTGTTTTCTGCCATAATCATATTTTTCAATGACTCTTCTGAAGATTGCACTGGCGCTGCAATATCTTCATCACCACCTCTGCTTCCTGGTGGTGGTAGATCATCATCTATTTTTTTATCTGCGATTTTTTGTTTTATTCTCTCAACCTCTGTGCCACGTAATCTATCAGAAAGTTCTGGACTTAATTCTTTACCTGTCTGAGTGCCACCGATAATCGGTTTGTTAGGATCTAATTGTTGACCTTCTATATTAAATACTTTTGCTGATGAAACATCTAAGTTTCTTATTCTATTTGTTTCAGCCTGATCTATTTGTTTAAGTATATTTAAAGCTTGATCAGCATTTTTAAGAGCGTTTGGATCAACACCATTTTGCATAAACTTTTCAGCTAATATCATTGACTGAAAATCTACTAAATCTTTTTTAGGTAAGGTTGTTACGATTCCGCTTTTATTGCTCTTTGCAAGAATTCTAATGACTAATTGCCTGATTGCTTCCATTAATAATAATTCCTTTTAGTTTTTTCGACTTGTTCGTCGATGTAATCTTCAGGGTGTTGTATTAACCCACCTTGTCTGAATCGCATGATGGCTTGCGTGGTAGAGTCCACCAAATCATCATGGTCGCCGTAGGGAAATGCTGCGCACTCTTCCATGACATCGTCTGCGAATTTCTGCTCCGGACACCATATCATACCAGATTCAAACAAAGGTGCAACCGAATTCACACGTGCATGCTTGTCGTTTCCTTTGCTAGGTGTAAAGTTTACAACCGGTATATCCATGTTCCGTAGTTCATATGTCAATGGTAAACCGGATGCTTTTGCCTCTACAATCACCGATTCAGGTTGCCAATATTTATATTGTTCTAACGCAAGTCTACGTAATTCTGGAAACTCATAACGTCCTTTAACTGCATCAAGTAACATTAAATTAGCTGGTTCGTCCTCTGATGGATAGAAAACTCCCCATGTCGTTATCGCACTGTAGTCTGCTGTTTCTTTTTTTAAAAAAGCTGTATCGTAAGATTGTATAACGTGATGTAGATCTGGTATCCAATCGTTTGGCCATATCCTCCACCACTCACGTTTTAGTATTGCACCTTCTTCTGCTGTTGGATTTTGCATCCACTGTGCATTCCATTTGCCCGTGGGCAGTGTTGCTTGTACTTTCTCAAGTTCATCTAACTTCCAATACTCAGGCCAAACAGGAGCAGCTTTCTTTGTTCCGTGGTCCATGATTGCCGGAAACTCGACCACGTGCCACTGATCAGCTTTCGCTTCTTTTTGATTTTTAATTAACATACCTGTTAAATCTTTTTGACTCCAACGAGTCATAACTAAAACTATCTTAGCGCCTGGTTGTAAACGCTGACGTGGACCTGATGTATACCACTCGTAGGCTGACTCCATTGCTGTAGGTGAGAGTGCGTCTTGTTCCGAATGTGGGTCGTCAATGATTAGAAGATCCGCACCACGTCCAGTGATCGCACCACCAACACCAGCTGCGAAGTATTCACCACCTTGCGCTGTCTCCCAACGTCCTGCTGCTTTACTATCTTCTTGTAGAGTTGTTTTAAAAATTTTAGAATAATCCTCTGAGTCTATGAGGTTCTTGGCCTTACGACCAAACCTGATTGCGAGTTCACCCGTGTGTGTTGCTTGAATGATCTTGAGCCTCGGCTCACGGCCCACCATCCATGCTGGCAAAAGATAAGATGCAAATTCAGATTTCGTATGCCTAGGAGGCATGTTAATGATTAATCGATTTATTTCACCGGTTGCAAGTTTATTAAATTTTTCAGCAATGTGCCTGTGGTGGGACCCCTCTATAAAATCAGGCCACATGCATTTTACAAAACTTAAAAAATCATTTTTAGCTTTGTTCTGTATCTTTTTTTCTGCGTGTAATACTTGCAGTTGTTTAAATTGTTTACGAATATCTGCAGGTAGTTTGCTTATATCTACTGTATCTAAATTCATTTAAAATTTTTTAAAAAATTTTTTGCATCATGTTTACGATGTTCAACATGTTTTTACCAGCTATAACTCTGTAAATCAAGCAATACAACCTAGAGTAGTGGGACCCCTTTTTGTAAAAAGGGGGGCCCGGGTGTTTATTATTAATTAACTTTGGAGTTTGTTTGGGACCCCTGGCGCGCGTTAGCGCGCCAGGGAAGAAAGGTTATGCCCAATTTTTTAGAGCATGTTTCTTGATGTAGATCGCAGGACCTACAACGAAGTCATCGTATCCTGTAACGTACTTGTCCTTTGTAAATGTCATACGCCACAACAGAGTTGCCTCTGGGTTTAAAGGTAATTGCATTAACTTACCTTCTTCGTTTACTATTAATAAATCTCCATTTGGAAAAGTTATGCACTCAACATAACCACCAACGAAAGCCTGCGCTTCTTTTAATGATGGAGTATTCTTTTCGTCGTCAATGATTTTAAATTCACTGACTTCTGTGTTTGCTTTTGTTTGTTCCATATTATACCTTTCTTGTTAATAGGATAATCCTATCAACTTTGTCTGCTTTCGTCAACCTCTATTTTTGTGTCATAGTAATTATAATAAGGGTTTTCATGTTTAGTTCTTGTAGGGTCCTTGATCGGTGTTTCTTGACACTCGGTCCTCGGCGCAATGGCTACAATTTGAGTTGCATAAGTTTTCCAAAAATCATTTTGACAATGGTTACTGCAAAAGAAACCCCACTGTGTGCCCTCAACATATTGGTTTAATTTAATCTTACGAGTTCTTAAAACCTTTGAGCCCTTAACACCTCGCACCCTATCAACAGTATGTTTTTCATGACACTGTGGTCCATGACACCAATTAAAATCACTCATAATTAATGCCTCACTTTCCATGAAGTAGTCGCAGTTCTATATCCATGTGCGTCTAAATCATAATAAACATAATAAGGTGTTCCATTTTTAGCAACACCATATCTTGACTTCTCGTCATGTTTGCCTTGTCTTGTTATGTGCTTCTTATGTTTAGAAGCCCAATAAGTTATGTAGAATGTTTTTGTCATTTTATACCTTTCTGTTATGTAAGGGATATTATAGGATATCCCTTACATTGTCAAACACTAATTTAAACTATTTTGTTGTTCTTGTAATAGTTGTTTTGCAATCGCAATTTTTTCATCACGAGTTTGTTCAACCTCATCTGTTAAAAGATCAGCTAAATTACTCGGACTATAAATTGATAAAGCCATACTAGAATGTGCGTCTAATATACTTTCATTTAAAACAACACCAAGTTTATCAGCTAGTTCTTTTGCTTGATCGAAGTATCTGTAAGATTTCAAACCAAGTTTTAGTTTTTCCATTTTTTTATTTACATGGCTAAACATTTGTTCATGGGTTTTAACAACATCTTCTTGTGCAGTTTTAAAACTTTGAAACCATTTAAAAGTTTCTTGATCTGCAACAAACTTTCTTTGATGACAATATGATGTTCCAATAACCCAAAGTTTGAAATCATTATCCCACTCATCTTTAGGAAACATTACAGATTTACTTACATCATTACGACTACCAAAACCCAAAAATTTATTTACTGCACTTTCACTATTGTAGTAAGTTGGATTTCTTTTTTCGTAGTTGTCGCCAAGTCTTACATCATAATCTGCGTCAATGCCTTTTGCTCTCATCTCATCACGATAGTAAGAAGTTAAGAAGTCTTTATCCATGTCGCCAAATTTAATATGAACATCATCATAGACTTCTCTCGGATTATCATTATAGTCTTTTTCAATCTTTGGTGTATCAGTTTGAACATAGAAACAATTATCATGGTAAAGGTCGCCACCACTTTGACCATACTTTG